CCTTATCGGCGGGAGTAGTGGACTTTAGGTGGATAATTCTGTTGCTGTGATTTTGTCTCTTCAGCAAGGCGCTGTGAGTACAAGGCGTAAAGTTGTTTAGTTGCAGTCTGGCTTGCACCGTATGGGCGCTTGCTGTCTGTTTCATCAGCCTGTGGGCTAACTTGAGCAGCACGTGCTGGGTCAAGGAATGAAAGTAAACGATAGGCAGCCCCTAGAATCACTACGTCCCGCGTAGATTCTGGCAAGCCTGTTTGCTCTACATAATCCTGAGCATTTGTTGTGAACGCTACTGGGTCTGTAGCATAGGTAATCTTTACTGTACGACCAGAGATAGGGGCTTCGCCCAATGTAATTGTCTGAACTTGGTCAGTTCCAGATGTGTAGCCGAAGGCTTCTGGATTAGCGATTGAATCAAAGTCCCACTTGCGAAGTGGAATCCATTCTTTAGATGGACCAATTGATTGCCAGGTGACAGTCAAAATGTTCTTGATGTTTAAGTTAGCAAATGCGTAGGTAGACACCGCAGCATTAAATGTAAAGGTTGTTGACTTGACTGCAAAGATGCTAGAGCCAAGGGCGCGGATAGTATCGTTGATTGCTCGCTTAAGATTAAAGCGTGGGAAGGTAGGGCTGATAGCCACTCGCGTATCTGCGGTGTGTGTAGCAGCAGTTGTACCTAGGTAGCCACGTCCGTATGGAGCAACGGTTGCTGTGTTAGCAACACGGTCATAGGAGTCAACCCACATTAGTTCTTCATCAATTTCAATGACACCCTTACCTACGTTATCGGTAGAGCCAAGGCTCAGGATAAGCGGGGAAGCGCTTGTAGATGTAGTTGTAGTTACGGCAGATGCTAGATAGGTTGAACGGTCCTGCTGGAATGTGTATCCTGCAAGGTTGACCGCAACCTCATCAATCATATTTGTAAGGGTAGTTGGCACTATATAGTCCTTAATGCGTCAGAGGCAGATTTTCCAGTTGTTCCAGCAAGTTCGTTGCAAATTCCATTCAAGTCCTTGAAAGCATCAGGTGTACGAGATGCACTTGCTTTGTAATTTAAAGCGCCGATTATGGCTTTACCTGTAGTGCCAGCCCACTTATTAGCAGCACCTTGTTCATCAAGGAATGCTGTCCTCAATGGGTAGGTTCCACCATTGGCTAAGCGGTTTAGTTCGGCGCACAATGTGCTACCAGCAATACCTGCCATCATTTTCTCCCTTTGGTCATTGCGTTGTAATAGTGTTCATCAAATGAGAACCGCTTCATATGTGGAGCAGTTACACTTGTATCGCACCAGAGTGGGACTCCAGCCTTCTCGCATAAAGCAAAGAAGTAGATGTCCTCTCCGATAAATTTATTTCCTCTGCCCATCTCCATAAAGAACTGAGCATCAGGTAATTCTTTTCTAATCCTGTCAACCACGCTGCGGTGCATTAAGACATATCCCATACCCGCTGCGCCTACTTGAATCAGTTTGTCCTTAGGTAGCGGGTGGACTCTGGTTAAACCGAACCCACCGTCTTCGTTATCTACAAAGTTAAATACTGTAGGCATTGGAACCATCAAAGGTTCTTCTGGGTTATCAGTAGTAAAGTAAACGCCAGTCATCATTGGGCGTTCATCTTTGTCTTTCTGATTCCAGAGTTTCAAGAAACCTTCTGGGCTTATGACTACATCTGAATCAACCCAAAGCAACCAATCTGCTTTGTTCTGGTCATACCAATAGTTGATAACCTTCTCACGTTGACGGGCAATTTGATTACCCTGTGAGCGATAGGTAGATTCAAAGGTAAGTCCTGACTTAAGTATTACATCTGTAACACCTTGCATAAACTTGCCATCTACCATACCGTTGTCGCACCAAGCGATTGCTACTGTTTCTTGCATTGTCCCCACCTTTGTTATTTCTTCTTTGCTCTTGCGTTGTCCACAAGATTTGGATAAGGTCTTCCAGCCTTCTTAGCCATAGCCTTAGCCTTGGTCTTCTGTGCTGGTGTAAGTGGTGTTGATTTCTTATTAGGGTTCTTCTTGTCCCAGAATGCTTTCTTCATTACCACTTCACCTTGTCTGCCCAATATGCGGCACTCATCTTGCCCTTAGCAATGTTCTTTGCGTGACGTGCTTTGAATGAAGCCTGACGTGCCGTTGGCTTCTTATCTCCAGTCACACCCTGTTGACCAAAGCGAATAGTCTTTACCTGCTCGCCCACCTTAGCCACAACAACGTGTGACTTCTCTGGGTGATTAGGCGTACGCTTTGGTTTATTAAAACCAGATACTCCTGCTCGCTTTAGTCGTGGGTCTTGCATCTTAGTTTGTGTATCCGTTCGGGCTAACGCCATATTTCTTGGCAATCTGTTTACGTGCTTCAGTAATGCTCTTGACTTTGCCGCTGTCAAGCATCTTCTTAAATGCTTGCTCTGCTGCAGCAACTGTCTTAGCGTCTGCAGGGTTTGACACCTTTACTTTAGGTGTTGACTTAGGAGTTGGGCTAGGCTTTTTAGGTGCTGGATTAGGCATTTACTTCTTCTTGCCCATCTTCTTAGGCATAGCCTTCTTAGCAGCCTTCTTCATTGGCTTGCCTGACTTCTTGGCTTCCATCATTGCATCCATCTTACCTTTTGCTGTGTATGGAAATTTCTTCATTCCTACTGCTGGCATTTTATACTCCTAGTTCTTTCATTACTTCAGCGGATTTGTGGTTTATATCTTTTGCCTTAGGCATTGTGTCAGCGTCATACGCTCTACCCAATGTCTCAGACGCTTTGTGTGCTTCCTCTACGTGGCGCATAGTGGTTCCTGCTGGCTGTATACCTTGTGCTCTTGCATCTCGGTAGGCAGACAGTTCGGAGTTCCACTTCTTATCTGGTATATCTCTTCCTGCATCCCCAGTACCTAGTTCAAGAGTTCCAACCTTGCAGCCGAAACAACCTTCTATGTACTCTGGGTGTGTCTGTATTCTGTGTAGATTCATATGTCCCTTTATTGTGCTACAAAATTGCCTTCTGTTACACCAACTCCACCAGCGATAAGCGCTGCCTTTGTTGCATCATCTACGGTGTGTTGATAACCACCACGATAAATCTCTTGGTAATCCGCTAGGTCTTCATCTACTGGGTAGCGAATCTGTGAGTAGGTTCCTCCAGATTTTGCGATAGTTATTCCCTTGCGTAACTTGGCAAAGTAAAACAAGCGATGTCCACCAGATGGACCTTCAAGTACATACGGTGTAGTGAATGTATAGTTTGCCATAGTTCTCCTTAATGAACTTACTCCTGTGTAGGGATATTGCTACCCCTACACAAGCGTCAATCAATTAAGCGATTGATGAACCTGATTCAATACGGTATAGCGCTTCTTCACGGTAACGTGCGAAGCCTAGAACACCGTACCAACCCATTGGGCGGTGACGCATCAAGCGGTCAACAACTGGACCGATTACTACGTGTGGTTCTTCAGCAACGGCTTCTGCCATTGCTTGCTGTCCTGCAAGGATTGTGCGGTAGACACGTGCAGATGATGAACCGTCTGTTGCGTTGTAAAGACGTGGAGACTCTACGAAGTATGCACCTTCGTATGTTCCGATTTCTCCTGCCCAGATACGGTCTTGTGCAGAACCGTACTGGTTTGGAAGAAGCCATCCTGCTGAACCTGTCTCAGCGCGGAGGTCGTGTGAAACTTCTGGGTGGATACCAGCCCAGTAGAGTGAACCCTTGCGAGCAGTTGTCTTAGCAGCACGCAACTTAGCAACAGCCTTGCGGATGTTAGCAGAAGATAGTGTTGCAGCAGCAGTAACTGTTGCTGTTGATGTTGCTGTTGAACCTGAGTAGATGACGTTTGAGCCACCACGTAGAGTTGTCATAGCAACTGAGTCAATTGAGTCAGCAAGGTTGAATGCGATGATGTTAGCGATTGCTGGGTCTACGTCAGCAAGGCTGAAGAGTTCCAACGCACGTGTAACTAGAACTGAGTTACCGTACTCGTTAAGAGTAATGGTGACAGATGTTGGTGTAGACATTGCTACTGCATCTGGGTCAGTTGTTTCTGTGAGAGCAGTTGTTGCTGCTGATAGGTCAACGTAACGTTGTAGAACAACTGTTGAACCTGGGATTGTTTGATTTGTAGGGCGCTTGTCAGCAACTGAACGAATGAGTGGCTCTGAACGGAGTGCGAACTCCAAGAGACGGTCATAAGCCTTTTGTACTAGACCAGCACCACCAGCGGTTCCTCCGAGGTTATCGGAGGCTGTTGATACATATGCCATATAGGTTATTTCCTTTTAGTAGTTAGAAACTATGATTATTGTTGTGAGCGAAGGAGAGAAAGAATTTCTTCCGCAGATTCTGCGTTGCTAAGTCTTTGCTCTAGGTTCTCTGCTCGGTCAGGTGTTATTGCACCTTGCGTGATAGCGTCCTGCTGACGTAATGCAGCGCGGTCTATATCACTTACTGCAGGTGCGTCCTGGTTCACAGCCAATCCGAACAAGTCTCCATTATCTTCAAGCCAGGTATTAACTGACTCTTCGGTAATTTCGTCTAGGTCCTTTAGGATTAAGCGTTGTGCCTTAGGATTTACACCCTTCTTGTCTAGGACTTCTTTGACTGTACGCTCACGCTGCGACTTGGTTAAACCCTCAAGTTGCTCAGTGAGTTCTTTAATACGTTTCTCATCATTACGTTTGGCTTTCCGTAACTTCTTTAAGAGGTCACTTCCGTCCATATGTGTTTCAGATACATCAGTATCTAGGTCGTCTTCGTCTTCATCCCAGTAGTTGTTGCTCATAGCAACCATCCACCCTTCTCTATTAGTTAGTTCGCAAGCCTCAGGTTCCAATCGGGGAATCGGTCTGGCTCTCGCTACCAGTCTTATACGCTGACGGGGCTGGTGGGTCCGTTCAGGATTTTAGTTTGTTAGATTGCGCCTCTAGTTTGTGAGGCTAGGCTTGCTTTGTTTACGCCAGAAGCGCTACTAAAGCGTGCCTTTTCTTGTTCTGTTAGCGATACACGAGCACGCTTAGCAGAGGCTAATCCTTTGAATGCTTCTTGTTCTGCCTGTAGTTGTCCATAGTTTTCACCAGGAGATATTTGTGATAAGAACTCTCCACGTGGTGTAACTTCTGCTACTGTCTGGAAACCTTCACGAGCCTTAGCCTGTGTAACACCAAGGTCTGCAAGGGCTGAAGCACCCATCATTATGTTGGTCTTGCCTTCTGATGTCTTAATACCTTGAGCAAGAGCAGCACCACCAATTTCAGCAATCTGAATCTTGCGCTGTAGCGCTGGCAATCCTTCTGTTGGGTCTAATACAGCACCAACAATGTCTGCTTGATTAAGCATTGGATAGTATTCAGCCAGTGCTTTCTTGGTATCTGGGTCTGCATTCTGCACACGGTTGATAGCGATACCTACTCGGTCTGCTACCTCTGTTGCTGAAATATCATTAGATATGAATTGGCTTAACTTTTCTTTGGTTGCAAGGTTAGATACACCGTAACTCTTAAGAACCTCTGTGTATGAACGCTCTGCACGTAGGTATTCTGCAGGGCTTAATACTGTTTTGCCAGCCGCGGCGCGGGCTTTATTTGCTGGAAAGCGTATCTGAAATGCTACAGCCAGTGGGTCATTGCTGTTAGGGTCCTGCATAATAAGTTGAATTGTATCTGTTGAATAACCTTTAACTACTGCATTGGTAATAGCATCGCCTAAGTCACCAATACCGTATGAAGATAACAAAGCCTTTATGGAAGCAATTGAATCAACCTGTGTAGTAGTCGTTGTTGCTGTATTAAGCGCTTGCGCTACCCAGCCTCTATCATTGTCCCAGGTGTATGTCTTTCCGTCTTGCGGTATAGATGGCTTTACCCAGTCTTTTCCACTCCAAATATATCCTGCTCCTGGTGAGGGTGGAAGTTCTTCTTTAGACACAGCAATTGGAATAGAACCATCTGCTGCTTTGCCAAGAGAATCTACATCAACTGGACCAGTAAGTGTTTGTACTGTTCCAGCCTTTGTCCAAGTTGTTGTTGTTGCCTGTGGTTTTGGACCTGTATATCTTGGGTCGTCTACTTGTAATTGAGTAGTATCTATATTTGAATTAAACGCAGTTACTGGCTTAACGGGAGTAACAATTGGTGTTGGTACGGGAGCCTTAGGGGTTACGGCTGTTGGAATAGTAATCTTTTGACCAACATTAATCTTATTTACGTTGGTAATCTGTGGGTTTGCTGCAGCAATCTTTGCAACAGTTGTGTTGTTTGCTTTTGCAATAGCACTAAGAGTATCGCCCTTAGAGACCGTAACCTTTTTTGCCATTAGCCAACCAATCCAAACATTTTAGCAATACCACTAGCAACGCCAGACATAGAATCTTGTGCATTCTTTGTAAAGCGCCACTTAGGGTCTTGGCGTAATGAAACCTCATAGTCGTATAGGCTCATTAAATTCTTAGGGTCTTTGGCAATACCTTGTAGGCTCTTAAGGTCCACCGTATCTGGGTCTTCCTCAAGGACGTTGGCACGAGTCTGGATATATGGGCTAAGCAATTGCTTAACTGTGTATCCGTCTTTAATCTTGTCTGCTAGTGCGGGGAAGTATGTCTTAGCCTGTAGATTAACCAAGTTTAAGTTGGCATTTAACTTCTCAGGCTTAAGGGTTGAGTCAATAGCCGTATTCATTAAAGCCTTTTCATTGAAAGGAATCCCGTTATCTGCATAGGCTTTCCTAAGGGTTGTAAGGGTCAATCCAAAGTTGCCCTTCTGTAGGGCTGCTGTAGCGTTAACATCGCCATTTTGTGCTGCTTCCGTAAGGCTTACAGCATAGGAATTAAGATACTTATTAAGGATATTCTCACGCTCTTGAGCCGAAACGCCTTGAATAATTATATCAGTGCCGCTTTTGCTTTTGACGCGTTTAGTTGTGCGCCCAGCCTGTAGGTTACGAAGTTCTGACGAGAACTCTGCCATAAGTTTCTTAGGTGCGCCAGTACCAAATGCTGCTTCAAATGCTTTCGTAAAGTCAGCAGTTGTTTCGCCAATACTAGATACGCTTGCGTACGGTTGGGAATCTGTGCCGAAAAGTAATGGAGCATTGCTAGCCAGAGATTGCGCTGTAGGTACATCGCTACCCACGTCTTCTATGCTATCAGCCGC